CCTCTGTTTTGCGCAAGCCAAAAAAATGAGATTTTTGAAAAAATCAAAATCAAAAATTAAAAAAAGCGAAAAAAACGAAAAAAATGAAAATTAAAGCTTTATCGTTTTTAATAAACCGAAATAAAAGTTAAAAATGCAAAGTGAGGCGAAATATGAGCAGGCTTGACGATCTGAAAGAAATAGCTGAGGCACTTCCAGCCGAGCAAAAGAACATCATAGCGCCGCTGCTCTCAGATATCGACTTTATGGAAAGTCGCCTCGCATCGCTCCGGGCGCTTCCGCACATCAAGGTCCACCCCAAAGACCCGAGCAAGCAGCGGATCACACCCGCTGGAAAACAGTACAAAGAAGTAATGCAGTCATATTTGAACGCGATGAAAGTCATCATCTCGGCGCTGAATAAAACCGAGACCTCTGCAGCAGACGAGCTGCTGAAAAAGCTGGAGGAATTTGAATGACCTATCTCGAAGAGTATCACGAATTGATCCGGCACCGTGATGTCATAGTCGGGGAATGGATTGAAAAAGAGGTCAACAATCTGATTGAGGACCTGCAGAATTCTCTTTTTGAATATGACACAACGCAAGCCCACAAGCGCATCAAGTTTCAAGAGACTTGCTGCCTGCAGGAAAAGCAGCCGTATTACATGAAGCCAATTGTCTTGATGCCTTGGCAAAAAGCCTATTGGGAAGCGCTGTATAGTTTCAAAATGGCTGACAGTAAGCTCCGCCGCTTTACCGAAACGCTGCTCGAGGTAGCAAGAAAAAACGGAAAAAGCGTGATGTTTGCGGCGGACGTAACAACAGACCTTTTTGTCGGCGAGGGCGGTTCAAGCATCTGCTGTGCCAGCAACAGCGATTTGCAGTGCAGAATCATTTGGGACGAGGTCGCAGGAATGCGCAGCAGGCTTGATTCCAAATGTCTGATATCAGGCAAAAACCTGACCAAAGTTTATAACAAAGTCAAAGACATCAACGTCTTTCGTCTGTCAAGTCACAGCAAGTCTCTCGATGGTTTTAACATCAGTAAAACTCTCATGGACGAAAGCCACGATCTTACCAAAGACGAGCTTCCCGAGGCGTGCTGGCGTGGAATGTCAGTCAAAGACGAGCCGCTTTTCATGAATTGCACAACGCAGGGCTTTATTTGGGACGGATATCTCGACCGCAAAATTCAGCACGCAAAGGCTGTCATCGACGGCATAAAGGAAGACATCAACTTTTTGCCGTTCCTCTACGAGCAGGACTGCGAGCAGGAAATCTGGCAGGACGAGGCGAGCTGGGAAAAGTCAAACCCGTCTATCAGATACGGCATCAAAAAGATTGAAAAGCTCCGCCGCGACGTCGAGCTTGCACGTTCTGACAACGTTTCAAGAATCCATCTGCTTTGTAAGGATTTCAATATCAAAATGAACAGTTCGTCCGGCTGGTTGAGCGATGCAGATTTTGCATATTCGATGCCGATAGTTGACATCGAGGAATGGCGCAACTGCTATTGCATAGCCGCCGTTGACCTTGCCGAGACAACGGACCTGTCCAACTGCAAGCTGATGTTCAAGCGCGAGGGAGACCCGATCATTTACGTTTATTCACATTATTGGCTGCCTGAGAGCAAGCTGACCGAGAGCAGCGACGAGGCGGCAGGTGCTAATTATAAGCAGTGGGCGCAGGACGGATTTGTCACGATCACCGACGGAACGATCACAGACAACACCGTCATCGCCGACTGGCTTGCAGATTTAAAAACCAAGTATAACATCAAAGTCTTTGTCTGCGGATATGACCAAAGGTTCTCGAAAGATTTCCTGACGAGAATGGACGATTACGGCATTCAGACCGAGATGATCCAGCAGACCGCAGGCGTCATGAGCACGCCTATGAAATGGGTAGAGGCAGAGCTGAAAAAGCATCACATCAACTACGGCAACAACCCCGTCGATAAATGGTGCTTTGCCAATGCCTGCATCAAGCCCGACAACCTCGGGCGCTGTATGTGCGTAAAGCCGCAAGGCAACGCCGCAAAGCGCATCGACGGAGCTGTCACAATGATTATTCTATTTGCGACCTATCAGCGTTTCCAAGCTGAATTTGACAGGTACATAGCATAGGAGGGATTTACACGGGACTTTTACAGAAACTCTTTCACCGAGAGCCAAAACAAACAAAGTTTGCGCCGACCTTGAACGGCTATCTGCCAGTCTACCCGCAGTTTGGAGCGAATATCTACGCCTCAGACGTAGTCAAGCAGGCGCTGAAATGCATCGCAGACGAGATCAAGAAGCTGCGACCGATGCACATAAGACAAAACGGCGACGACCCCGAGCCGGTGCAGCCAAGCGACGTGCAGGATTGCTTGAACAATCCGAATCCGCTGATGACTACCAGCGATTTTCTTGAAAAAATTACATGGCTGCTGTTGATGAATTACAACGCCTTTGTTGTTCCTGTTTATGAAACTTGGACGGACAAAAAAACAGGCGAAGAACGCCGATATCTCAAAGAGCTTTACCCGATTCAGCCGATCGAGGTTGATTTCATCGAGGACCTGAGTGACAAGCTGTTTGTCAGATTTCGTTTTATGAACGGCTACATCACAACAATTCCATACGACGATGTCATTCATCTGCGTTATAACTATTCGGTCAATCAGTATATGGGCGGCGACCTTTTCGGTCAGCCCGACCAAAAGTCACTGCTCAAAATTCTCGAACTAAACGAGCAGCTGCTGCAGGGCGTTGCAAAGAGCCTTAACGCCTCTTATGCCTGCAACGGCGTGCTGAAATATAACTCGTATCTTGACGATAACAAGATAAACGAGAATCTCAGGATTTTTGAAGAAAAGCTACAAAGCTCCGAGAGCGGTATCTTGCCGATAGACCTTAAAGCTGACTTTATCCCGCTCAAGCGTGAAACGCAGATAGTCGACGATAAGACTTTGAAATTCATCGACGAAATGATCCTGCGGCATTTTAAAGTTTCTTTGCCGATTTTGAACGGCGACTACACAAAGGACCAGTATGCCGCTTGGTTTCAGAGCTGTCTTGAACCGCTTATCGTCTCGATGTCGCAGGCATTTACAAAAGCGATATTTACCAAGGGCGAGCGCTCGCATCATAACGAGATCAAGTTCTACCCCAAAGACCTGATTTTCATGACGGTTGACCAGACAATCGAAATGATAAAGGAACTTGCACCGACGGGCGCACTTTTTGAAAACGAAAAACGAGCAGCTCTCGGACTCAGACCTTTGCCGGAGCTTGTCGGCAAGCGTTATATGAGCCTCAACTGGATTGAGGCGGACAAAGCCGCACAGTATCAGACAGGCGGATCAATGAACGTCGATGTTGTCGACGTAGAAAGAGAGGATATGTAATGATTACACTTAACGGATCAACCGCAAATCTTATGGGTTTGTCAACTGACAGCAAGCCGACAGACGTTGACAAAAACACTCTGTTTTTGGAACTGGACACAGGCGATTTTTATTATTTCGATGGCACAGAATGGGCGAAAGTAGGTGCAGGATCATGAGCGAGATAGCAAGACGCGCATACCCCGCAAATTTTGTGACCCGTGAGGAAAACGGCGAGGGTATCATCGAGGGCACTGCTGTCGTTCTCAACAGCCGCACTAATATGGGCGATTGGGACGAGATTATTGACCTGAACGCACTCAACGAAACTGACCTGACAGACGTTCGCCTCTGCCTGAATCATGACACTGACTACGTTTACGCAAGGTCTCGCCGAAATAACGGCAACAGCACAATGCAGCTGTTCAAAGAGCTGACGAGTCTCAGATTTCGCGCAGGTATCAACATAGGCAGCAGCCCGAAAGCACAGGATTTTTACTCGGCGGTAAACCGTCGAGACATGGATAAGATGTCGTTTATGTTTACCATCGAATCATATCAATGGGAAGACCTCGACACCAATCACCCGACGAGAAGAATCACCAAAATAGGAACGGTTTATGAAATATCACTGGTGACATTCCCGGCGTATCAGGACACGAGCATAGAAGCCCGAGACGCATCTGCGCTGGAAAGCGTTAAGCGTGAGCTGGAGAGCTTGCGTGCGCAAAGGCTTAAAGCGCTGGACAGCGATAAATCACTCGACCTCGCAAAGTTGAGGTATGAGTACAACAAAAAGTTCTTATAACAAGGAGGAAAATCAAATGAAAAGAAAAGACATTCTCATGCGCAGACTGCTCAGACTGCAGGCAAAGGCTAAGACCCTCGACGAGAGAGCAGCAAACGCAAAAGACGTTGCAGAGCTTGCGGCTATCACCGAGCAGCGCAGCGAGCTGAAAGCTGAGATCGACGACGTTCAGGACGAGATCAAGGCAATCGAAGAGGAAGAGGCGCAGTCCCAGGCATCAAACGGCGAGGGAGAGCAGAGAAGCGAACCGCCTGCAGATGCAAACGTGCAGACAAGAAATGCAAACATCGTTGCAAGCTTCCGCACCGGTTTGCAGTCAACTGCAAATCCAAACGAAAACGTCCTTGAAAGCATGGAGTACCGCGAGGCGTTCCGCAATCTGTGGACAAATCACCAGCCTATCCCTGCAGACCTGCAGACAAGAGCAAGAGCGTTCATTCAGTCGCTTCCTGCTGAGCAGAGATCAGGATTTGCAATCAACACAAGCGACACAGCCGCAGTTATCCCGCTGACAATTATGCGCGAGGTTATCAACACGGTTAAAACCCCGTACGGCAATATCTATGACGCAGTCAGAAAGATTTCCGTACCCGGCGCTGTTGATTTCCCAATCGGCGAGTTTGAGGCAGAGTTTAACTGGGTAACCGAGGACACAGTTGCACCCGAGCAGGACATCGGCGCAGCAACGACCGTCAGATTTGGCTACTTTGAGGCTGAGCTGAGAATCGCTCAGACATTCCTCTCGTCTCTGCTCTCTCTCGACGCGTTCGAGGCTGAGATTTCCAACGTCATCGCAAGAGCATACCGCAAGTTCATGGACTACGCGATTGTAAACGGCGACGGCAATGGAAAGATGACAGGTCTTGCAGCAGCTACCACAAAGACCATCACAATGACAGCCGCTCAGATGAGCAACTGGCAGCAGTGGGACAAGCGTTTCTTTGCAGAGCTGACACCCGGCTATGAGGACGGTATGTTTATCTTTGCAAGGTCCACAGTTATCAAGTATCTGAAAACTATGGCTGACGCTAACAACAGACCGCTGTTCTACGAGGCAACAGGTCTGACAGTAGGCGACGGCGACAGAGTCGACGACAGAGGCTATTTCTACGGCAGAGAGATCAAGATGACAGTGCCAACTATCGTCAAGGATTTCGACACCGCAAACCAGAACGATGTTATCGGTTACTACTTCCAGCCTGACAGCTATGTTATCAACGAAAACTTTGGCTTCACGGTTGACAGATACTACAACTATGAGCGCAGAAAGTGGATCACAGTTGCAATCGTAGTCGCTGACGGTAAACCGATCAACAGCACAGGCTTTATCAAGATCCTCAAAGGCTGATAGGAGGTGCTGACTATGACAAATGTCGAAGCACTTCAGGCGTTATATGTAGCACTCGGCGGCAATTCCGCCGATGTTGCAAACGCAACTCAGATCGTTGACGTTCTCAACGCAATATCAGGACTTTACGGCGGCGCAACTACCGCAGTCCAGAACGCTGAGGCAATCGCCAACATCGCAGCAGTAGGCGGCGCAATCGCACCGACCAAGCAGACAAAGACGGTAACACCGACAACCTCAAAGCAGACTATAACCGCAGACAGCGGCAAGGTCCTTGAAAAAGTCACGGTGAACGCCGTAACCGCAGCGATTGATGAAAATATCGTCGCAGGCAATATCAAATCAGGTGTAACTATCCTCGGCGTCGAGGGCACTTATACCGGCGAATAAGGAGGAATATAAATGGAAGACATCAAAGAACTCATCGGAAAAAGCTTCACAGCAAACGGTGAGGAACTTAAATGTACAGATGTATCAACTGAAAACGGCGAAATCGTTATTATAGCCGAAAAGGTAGATACCTAAAAAAGGAGGATATAAACAATGATTAACACTGAAAGAATCGTACCTATCACCGAGACCGACCTGATCTCGATGTATGGCGTAATTTTGAAGCTTGCAGCGTCTACCGCACCGGACAAGCTCGACCCGACAGACGTACTC